TTAGCCAGTGACGTGGCTCGTGCCACGCCGCTTCCAATACCCTGCTTGCCCGCTTCCTGGGTGGTGAGCCCGCCTTTGCCGTGCTTCTTGCGCAGCGCAAGCCCTCTGCGAGCAGCACTACGCACTCCCGATGGCGGGGAGAAACTTTCAGCGTCTCCCCTTAAGCCTTTTTTCCTTTCTTCAGCGAAGACAAATAACCACGACAGCGAGCCTCTGCCGGATTGGCATCCATCTCCTCTTCTCCTTCTTCCTCTTCTTCCATGCCTTCCTTGCTCATCGAACCACACATGGTGTCGATGTAAGCATCCCAATAAGCGTCACTCTTGTCCTTTTTAGCCATGCCTGCTTCGCTCATGGCAATAGCAATGGCCTGTTGACGGCTCTTTACAGGCTTACCACCACTGGTCAGAGTGCCAGCTTTGAATTCGCGCATTACCTTGCGCACCTTGGCTTGCTTTTGCTTGTTGGTCATTTCTTTATTCCCCAGAAATACAAATCAGAGGAAGCAGGGTTCACTTCAAAAGCATAACTAGAAAACATCGCATCAATATCACATTCATTTCTAAAATCTTGCTCCGTTAAGTTGCGGGTACAAACGTCTGCTGCTCTGGATGCGCCATTGAATTTATTCAAACGTAGCTCCATCACGCAACCGCTCCACTTGATACTCAAGCAAGTTCAAGTAGGAAGGCCCTTTGGAACTTTGGAAAAGGTGAAACACGTCTCCATCACCATAGACGGTGCCAATGCCATAACTGTCTGGCACTCCACCTAGTGCCCACGTCGCCCCAACACCGGAATAACTTGTTGGCATAACAATGTCAATGTAATAATTTCCTTCAATTAGCTCATGCGAAAGCCGCTGCGCTGTGTCATAGGAATAGTCCGCAATCAATGAAGGCTTGCCAAGTTCATGCCAAATGGCACTGTTGACAATGCCAAATGCCGGGGCCGCATAAATCTCGTTACGCGAAGGCAAATGATTGGCTGACTGCGCAATGCCAAACATTGTGCCGGATTTGCTCACGCGCTCTTCTGCTTGCGCAACAAAATCCATATTGGAAACAATGCAGTCCGCATCAATGAATCCAACGTTGTCGTCAGGAAAGTTCTGGAGGATTTGCTCCATAAACCAACCATGCCCCTGATGAGGCGGAATGCCAGCCTTGGCTAATTCCTCAATCTTGAATACGTGGTACTTCACTGGGAGGCCAATGATTTCACTGGCCTCCGCATGAAGATCAAGCATGCGACTGTCAAGGTTGTCGCAGGTGTAGCAATGAAAAACAGTCATCGGATGCGGCTCTCGGCTCCTTTGTGCAATGCGTAGGGAGGCAGTGAATAAGCCTTTAATGTGGGCAACTCAGGGTTGTAATACTTGCACAGAGGATGGCCAAATTCGCGCAAACTTTCTACTTGCGGAATCCACTGAATGTCTACAGGCATCCACAAACGCTCGTAAATCTTCAACAGTTTTTCCAGGCCATTGCGGCTCACGTAATAACCATCAGCCCCGCAAGTCATGCCCCACATTTCGCCTTTTGCATTGCGGAATGTACGGTCATTGAAGAATACCAAATCAGCATCCTTAGGAATGGGCATGCAAAGCGGCTTGATCAGCCTTGCATCGTCTTCCATTACAACGAGATAAGGAAAATCGTTGTTAACAGCATGTTGCCACAAATGCAGCGATGCCACTGCAATGCCTACTTCAGTGGTCAGCTTTAGACCGTCTGAATTGCCAGGCATTTCCCATTCCACTTCTCGGCCGGCAAGTTCCTGCATTTCCTCCCGCGTTTTGTCGCGGCCATCAACGCCCATCCACCAAATAAACTTCTGCCCAACGGACATAGCCTGCTTGGTGAATACATCACGCCTGGCATCGTCCTCAAGGCTGATACAGAAAACGTGATCACCTTCGCTCAGATCGACATCCGCGTATTCAGCGCCGGGGAACAGCTTGTCACCCCCGACGGTTTTGTGCTTTTTTCCAAAGCCTTGCCCGCTTTCAGCGGGCCCCTCCAGTACGTTGTTGATAATTTTCAGCACATTGCTGCCAATCACATCCCAGGAATACTTCTCTGTCGCCAACTCGCTTCCGCACCAGTCCGCAACTTTCTTTAGATCGTCGCGGTTTTCGTAGTAGTGCGTCAAGATCTGGGCCATGCCATCTGGCGATGGCTGGCCACGGTCTAGACCATAGTTCTGGTCCACGCTCCAGCTTTCGATAGGAATGCGTGGGATGGCATGGAAGATTTCAGCCAGACTTGTATGGTCCGGCACCACTTGAGCAGTGTTGGTCGCGGCATGCTCAAAGTTGACAAGGCCCCAGCCCTCGCCGATGCAAGTGTTGACGCCAATGTCGGCAGCGTTGTACACCATGTTCAAGCGCTCCACTGGCAAACAACGAGTCACGTCAAAATCTTGGCTGGTGAGAATAAGCTTGCCTGTTGAATCAAAGCCGTAGTCACGCGACATGCGCTTAAATAGTGGGATCAAATCCCAGCCCTGGTCTTTCTTGCCCATATGCAGCCACAGGCGGGCATCAGGCTTGTCCAGTGCAAACTGAATGAAGCCCTTAATGGTCAGGTCAATGCGTTTGCGAGGCTGGTTACGGTTGCCGTTGAACACCACAAACACATCTTCCGGCAGTCCCAGTTCCTGTCGGCATTCGTTCTGGTCCATTTGAAAGAACATCGAACGGTCAATGCCATGTGGGATCACATCACATGGCAGCTCACAGCCAGCCTTTCGCACCTCTTCCAGGCCAAACTGCGTGTAAGTGCCCATGCCATCCCATTCCTTGCATGGCTCAAACACGTCCGGGAAGAAGCCATAGCTATCTGTTGGGAAATAGCCATACCACTTGAAGCCCAGCTCTTCCTGGTGAGGCTTGGCCACTGCCCACAGGTTGTTCAAAATCCAGATGTCATTAACGGCAAACACCAGATCTGGCTTTTCCTTATGCAAGATCTCCGGCAGACGATGTGAGCCGAACGGATCATTACCGCCAGGCATAGCCGGATACAGACGGAAGGGCATCTCATGAGGATCGCCCCAGTAGTTCACCGCCAGAACAACGATCTCATGCTCTTTGGCAAGCACAGGAAGGATATTTTCCGCTACACGCCCGAAACCTGTCTGCACGGCGCAGTCACCGCAATAAAGGATTTTGGCCATAGAAACGCAGATGTCTGCGTCATCTTAATGGTGCTATTTATACGGGAACAGCAGGCGGCGTCTGCCGTTTGTATTCAACAGAACACCTGCACCGAGCCCTACAGGCACAGCGCTGCCCTGGCAGCGGCAAGCTGCCAATTGGCACAATGCCTCGCGATGCAAATGCAATGCAATCATCACAATGTTGCGCTCCAGGATCCAAAATGCGTCGCATTAGGGAATAGCCCTGTCGTTCCTGTCGAATCGTGGTTCCTTCCCAGTAACTACCACGAACGCTTTCAGCATATAGCCGCACGCGAGCAAGAGCCATGGGAGCAGAAACGCGCCCATCCAAAAGATCACGAGCAAACTTTTGTAGATAAGCGTATTCCGAACGAAGCCTCTGACCAATGCGCCCATATTCCGCAGCGCCAAGCCTGTCTCTTCCGCCATTGCCAAGCACTGTTGCCTGAATATGAGCAGTCTTAAGCGCTTCGCGGACAGAGCCCTGCCATTGATCAATTGTGACACTCCCATCCACCAGCATGCGCGTATAACGCCGAAGATTTTCACTCAATTTATCGATGCGACCATCAATCAATGCGGAAACGGCCTTTTCGCTCATGAATTGCCCCAAGGGGCGCCGATAGCGCCCCGAAATCGGATCGTATGACCAATCGGCATCAAACCTCGGCCATGGATCACTGAGCGGGCTCAACATCACTAGCCTCCAAAATGTCCTTAAAGCGCTCAGGTGCTTCTTGCTTCCATTGGTTCAATGCAGCATCGATGTCAGCAGCAGTGATCTGAGCGGCCTCGTCATAGTCGCCAAGCAATAGTCCTTCTACCTTGACGGACTCAATAGCGTCTACCTTGCTGCTCACCATCTTTGCTGGACCACGACGCTCAGCATCAGGATCCTTTCGGCGTTTGCGGGCCACAATTGTCTGCCGCTCCTCTTTGGACAATGCTTGAGCCTTGGCCTGAGGCAAGCATTTCGGCTTACCTTCTCCCTCACTTCGGCCGCCACATGGACCCTGGATTTCGCCATTTGCTCCAATCCTCACCCACTTTTCCTTGAACCATTGATCCAAATCGTCACCATGGATTTCGCCCTCATCGCCCTTGAAGGCGCCTGACAGCGAACCATGCTTGCGCTTGTACATTTCTTTATAGCGCTGTACCACATAGCCGCTGGCATAAGCTGAAGGCCACACCTTGAACTTGGATTTTGCTGCAGATACTGCTCGGGAATGCAAATCTTTATCAGTGAATGTCACATCACCGCGCTTCACTTCTAAGTCTTTCTCCAAGAACAAGCCAGCAGCGTCTGTCTTCTCCGCCACGGCCCCTTCCGATGCCTCACGGGTGCCGTCCATTGGAAGAGCCCCGTTCTGTTGATCCAAAGGGTCACGCCCGCCAGGGGGCACTTGCCCCGCTGCCGCTTTTTGCGGCAGCTCTCGCTTGATTGACGGATCAATGGTGGTTTCAATGCTGTATTCGCTCTTCCCAAACCTCGAATCCGCCACTTCCTGCGGCGTCAACACGCCTACTTGAATGTAGCGAGCATCCACTGCGGCCACACGCGCCCGCACGTCCGCCAGTTCCCGCTCGTTCATTTCAAACAGCGGCTTAAAACTCACGCGCCAGTTGTCCGGCATTCTTCCATTTGTCGGCCCCTGCTTGCTCAGCATGATGTATTCCATCAGCTTGTTCAGCGGCTTACGGAAGCTTGCCTCTTGATAGTGGTGGCAAGTCTTGGCAAAGTCACGCTCCTCCGAACGGCCCGTTGCACCAAGACCAGACGGCGACTGTCCAAACAAAAGCGTATGAGGAATGCCCGCAGCAGCAATCACATCAATGCGCAGTTTCTCAAGGATTTCACTGACGCCACCAAATTGCCGGCTAACAAACGCAAGTTCTTCTTTCTCCGCATCAATCGCGTAGCCGCGATAGATGCTTTTGCTCATGTCATTCAATTGCAAGCGGTCTCGCACTTGCCCTTCTTTGCCAGCGGCCAGCATCGATGCAAGGCCTCTCACTTTGTGGACAAAGATGTCAAATTCAGTGAGCAATGTGGCCATGGAGGCCGTGCCGCTGTAGTAGTGCTTGAAGCTTTCAAACACGCTTTGCAGCACGCTCATGCCCCAGCCATAGTTCTCCTGACGCACGCGATACGGTAACCAAATGCCATCGAACCGCAGCAAGCGATCTTTGTGAATGATGGTGAGATTTGGTTTTTGGATCAAATCACCAGAAATAATCTGGTAGTACGTTGCCTTGGCATAGTCATATAAGCTCTCCTCGCTGATCACCGGGGCAATCTGATGACGATCTAAACATTCCATACCCTCCACAGCGCGGATGTTATTTCGGTCCACTGGCATATTTGCCGGGCGTCCGTCATCGATGTAAAGAAGCAGGCAACTGCCGCCATAAAGGCGGCTTGTCTTGGCTGCTTCATTGAAGAACGGCAGGATGTTGAGATCTTCAATAGCTTGCTCAACGCCACTGAGTGTCTCGGCATTTACGCCCTCTCCACCAAACAAAATCTCAAAGCCTTCACGGGTGGCCTCATCAGCTACCAAATCCACCACACGCCGCATTAGCCAGTGGGCATACAAGCCCTCCAACTCCGTGTGGCTCATAAACGTGACGGGCTTGACAGTAGTGCGGGTGGTCTTGTCCCGGCTTGTGCCCATGCCGGTGAAGACGTTCTGCAGCCCATCGGAGCGAATGCCGGCCTCATTGAAATGGCCAAGGTTTGTCTCACCTTGTGTAACTTCCGCCACGCATAAAAAACGCTAATGTTGCATTCATTCTAGAACTAGGTATATTGGTGTGTTAACTGTGATAGGCACACCTTGTGTCGCACCTTGTCTGGAAACTCAGCCCGTCAGAAAGGGCTCTCTCTATTGCAGAAGGCGAACGCCGGCAAAATGTGAACGTCGCGCAGGGCAAGGTGGGCCGTGATCGAGGCCCCACAGACGGACATGATGCACTCCGCGTCCACATCTTGGGCGCTGGTGGCGAAATGGCAGTGGCCTCCTATCTCGGCCTCAAGCAACACGTCTTTCAAGAAAAAGAAGCCGTGCGGGGCAGCTACGACCTCCCGCCTAACATTGACGTAAAAACAAGAGCCAAGCATTACTATGATTTGGCGTGCTTCCTTAACGAAAGCCCCGAAAAGACCCTGGTATTGGTCACCATTGAATCTCGAGAAATTCGCCTACAGGGCTGGATTAAAGCGCACGATGCAAAACAGGAACAATGGAAGAGAAGTCATGTTCCCGGTCGCATTTCTTATTTCGTCCCTAAAGAAGCTCTCCGCCCCATGGCGGAACTCAAGCAATGCTTAGATGCTCAGACTTTGCTAAACACGCCCTTCAGCTAGAGCTCTATCCAAAGCAAGCAGAAATTCTTGATAATTTTTTTGAAGGTGGCTATACCCAGGCAACATGGGCCCTCGGGCGACGCAGTGGCAAGACGCTCATGGCTGCCGTTGCTTGCGTTTATATTGCCTTCGTTTTAGAAGACCGTTACAAAAAGAAAGTAAGAAAAGGAGAGCGTTGGTACGTGTTGACTGTGGCCAACAGTCAAGATCAGAGCCGCATTGCTCTTAATAACATTCGCCAGCTCATCCTCGACAGTCCCTTCGCTCAAGAAATCGTCAGAGAAACCGCTGATCAATTAGAAATCAGCAATGGATGTGTGTTCAAGGCGATTCCCACATCGGGCCGCGCCGCTCGTGGTCTTGCCTGTTGCGCCTGCGTATTTGATGAGCTTGCCTTCGCCGTAGATGGTGATGCCAACTCTGGTGCCAATGGCATCTACCAAGCTCTTAGCCCTGCCGTTGCCCAGTTCGGTAAAGACGGCAAAATCCTTGAGCTCTCTTCCCCCTGGCTAACAGATGGCCTCTTCTACCAGCACTTCAAAGAAGCGGCTTCAGGCCGCTTCCCCTATCTTCAAGCCATCAACCTCCCAACATGGGAGATGAACCCTGCCATTAGCGAGGATTTTCTCGCAATGGAAAAAGAGCGCGATCCAGATAAGTTTAAGGTGGAGTATGGAGCTCAGTTTTCCACCAACCTTTCCGCTCTTATTTCAAGTGACGTTGTTGATGCCTGTATTGATAACGGACGGAGTGTTCTTCCACCTCGCGAACAATTCGTCGGAACCTATGTTCTGGCCCTGGACCCCGCTCGCGGTGGGGTGGGCCGTGATAATTACACTGCCTGTATCGTGCATTTTGAAGGTGGGGTGCTAGTAGTTGATAAATTTCACACCTTCCTTGCT